ACATAACAAAATATAAATCATTAGAAGGCATATTTAAAGTGGTTGATCAACCAGAAAATTATGATTATGTAACAGTTCGTAATTATTTTGAAACTGCTGTTCAAAAATGTGTAGTACCTAAAGAGGCTGATTTAGTAGTTAAGAATACAGATTCAGATGCAATACGAAAGTTATTAATGGATAAATATAATTTTAATTTGGGCAAATATAATAGTTTTATTATTTCCAGAAATAAATTTTTTGATGTATAAATATATGCATAATATAGTATTAATTGTACTTATTATAATTTTATTAGTATTAATATATTATTCTTATATAGAAAAATATCAAGAAAATGGACAAGTTGCAATTGTAACTACTGTCAAAAAACCACATCAATTTAATGACTGGATTAAATATCATTTAAATATAGGTTTCGCTAAATTATTTGTTATATTAGATGATGAAAATGAAGATATTATATATCCAGATAATCGTGTAGTTTTTATTAAAAATAATAAAGACTGGAAAAACAAATTGTCAAAATTAAATATGCAAATGTTTCTAGATCAATATGATAAAGAAGTTATGAGTCGTCAAATTTTGAATGTTGCATTTATTGTAGACACATTAAAGCGCACTAGCAATAATAATATTAAATGGTTATTGCATATTGATGCAGATGAATTATTTTATCCAGGAACAAGTGATTTAGATACAATATTCAATAATGATTATGATAGTATTCGATTTGAAAATTTAGAAATGATGCCAATGAAAGATAATTATACAAATTGTTTTAGAGAAGGTACATATTTTAAAATGAATAAAATGTTATATGTTGCATATACAAATGGAAAATCTGCATTAAATGTAAATTCGAATGCAATAATTTCAGGTGTTCATGGTTTTGCAGGAGGATCAACATATGATTCACCTATTGGAAAAGTATTACATTATCCAAGCTGTAATTTTAGTGAATATGTAAATAAATATAAAATATTAGGTAAATTTAGTGATAAGTGGTGGGATCAAATAGATATACCTATTGTATTTCATACAGAAAGCAGAGATATAGTTGGTTCATGTACTGATCAAAATGAAAGTGAATGTATGGAAAAAGTTCGAAAATTTTATAACAAAAAGAATGTACATAATAGTAATATAGATCCAGATGATCTTATAATTATAGACTATGTAAATGAAATACTTTAATCTAATAAATAATAATTTTTTATTTTACTATTTTTTGAAATTCCTTCAAAATTTTCAAAAATAAGTGTAGGATTATTCTTCTGTTCAGGATTATCTACATTATTTTTACTAGCATCATCTTTAGCCTCATCTTTAGCCTCATCTTTAGCCTCATCTTTAGCCTCATCTTTAGCATCATCTTCCTCATCTTTATTATCTTTATCTTCTTTTTCATCATTTTCATCTTTATCTTCTTTATCGTCTTTATCTTCTTTTTCATCTTTATCATATTTTTCATGTTTTACCGTATTAATTTTATTAGGACTTGCATTTGTAATTAAATAAGAAACTAGAGTAAATCCTACCATACCCATCATACTTCTACCAATTACTGAATTAAAAAATTCTTGAGTATTTGTAATTGTAATAAATTGTACATCTCTAATACCAAATAATACAACAAATGGTATAATTTCAAATGACAACTGTCTTAAAAATGCAGAATGCATTACATCTAAAATATTTCTTAATTCTATTTTGTGATAACGTGTCAAATAAAAATAAATAAGTATAATTACAATTATAAATATAATAAGTGTTTTCATTAATATTATATTACATTAATTTTTTTATTAAATCATAAAAATATGGATCATTTGTAATCTTATAATATTCTACATATTTTAAAAATTTATTTGTAGATGATTGTGATCTAAATAGTTTTATAAATTCAGTTGGTGATAATTTGTATATAGGATGTATATCTGTAAGAAATGTTAAGCTACATTTGGATAAGTAACTTGAATTGTTACAATCAAGCTTATCTATTTTATCCAATATATTTGATATGTTATATGTTTTATAAAAATCATGTGTAATATCTCGATATTTTTTTGATAAAACATGTGTTATATCAATAGGACTTGTATATATTGCTTGTTCTATAGGAGTTAAAAGTAATGGATAATCATCTTTTATTTTAATTTCATCTATTGTTTGTATAGATTGTAGATAGTTATTAATATCAGATAATAAAGGAGATTTTTCATATGGATAATACCAACTATAATTTAATTTACCATTAAAATAATAATTATATATCCATACAAATCCAGTAATGTATTCTTTGGCGGATTGTTCCGCAGTCATATTATATTTTTCATAATATTGTTTAGGTGGATATGTATAAAATGTAACACTATATTTATCTTCTAAATAATTACTATTATGAAGATCTTTATTAATATTATTAATGATTGGTCCATCTAATGGATCATTATTAAACGATGATTTCTTTTTTCTAAGATATGATTCTTCTGTTTTATTAGATATATTTAATTTTTTTTCTAATTCTATAAAAAATTTTTTTAATTGTGAAATATGTATTGTATTTTTATCTAATATATAGCCATCTTGGTATATATGTTGGTATACATGTAATATTGTATCATAGTTATTTTTAACATTAATTGTTTCTAATTTAGGTAGAAAATCATCACCGAATATAGTAAATATAAAAATAATATCTTTTACAATATTTTCATTATATAAATCTTTATTTGAATCTTGAGTAGTATTCTGTGATAATGAATGAATATATTTGACTAATAGTTTTTTAAAAATTTCAGTAGACATTATATAATCAATATTTTCTTGTTGATCATATCTTAATATATAAATATCATGTGGTAATATAGAACTTAATAATATCATATCTGAATCAGGACTATATATAATAATTTTTTTATTAAGAAATATGTCTGAATAAATATTTATAAAATTAATAATTTTAAATTCACCTTCACCACTAATATTATCATCATTAATTTGAATTGAAACAGGAAATGTATGATTTTTTATTGATTTAATTAATTTTTTTATAAATGTAGTATTTGGTGATATATTTAATTTGGCAAATGTAAATTTAGTATTATAATATGCTGGATAATCATATGGATAATTTTCAGATAATTCAACAGGATATTTATAAGAATTTATTTTTTTAACGTTTTGATGATTAATTATTTCACCAATATATCGACGATGACGTTGTTCTAATATTTTACCAATACTAGGAACACCATCTAATGAAATATATACTAATTGTAATTCAGAAATCTGTGATATATAAAATTCAATTTGTTTAATAATTTGATAAATTATCACTGTATTTATATCTATATTTTTTAAATCTTGAATTAATTGTAAAATACCAGAAGGTGTATGAATAAAATCTATAGATAAATAAAAAATAGATTCATAATTTTTATATTTATTTATAAAATAGTTTATTAATTTTTGTGAAGGATATTTAGATGCAATTAATAATATTTTATATAAATAATTTAAATCGGAAACAGTTTGAGCAGATATTTTATGAATAATTGAATTAAAATCAAAAAATAATATATCTGCAGATGTTTTCGTAAAAGGAATAATTAATTTTGATTTATAAGAAGTTAATAATGTATTAAAAAATTTTTCAATACCCATATTTTAGAAAAATATTTTCTTTTTCTAAAATATAGTATAAATATGGCAGATATATTAGATGCATTAAAAGGTGGATACAAATCAGCTGGTGGCGCTTGTGCTTTTGATAAAGCTCGAGTATTGGGACCTGGATGTTCGAGTGCTCAAATAGATTCAAAAGCATCTTCATCAGCTAGTATTAGTGTTGGACCATTTTCAAGTGGAAATGTTGGTACTAGTTCAAGTTTATGTCAAGATAATCAAAAATGTGCACCAGATGATGATTTAGAACAAACCAATATAATAAAAGTAGATCGTGAAACAACAATAGATAATTCTACAACAATTATGACAAGAAATTCATTGAAGGTATTAACTGAATGTACCAATCAAATGATTGTTAATAGTATTACATCAACTAAAACAAGCGCAACACAAGACGTTACTTTATTTCAAAAATTAAAAATATCAGTAGATAATGTAAAAGGAGATGTTACAATAGATGGTGTTGGTCAAGAAATTACAATTGATATGAATAATATTTCGCAAATGTCATTATCTGCATTTGACAATATTCGTACTGATTTAGCAACAAATGTATTACAAAGTTTTAAATCAAGTATAAATCAAGAAACATTAGATAAAATGCAAGCGGATATGGCAACTCAAACACGAGCTCAACAAGAAAGTGCTCTCAAAGCACGAGTAGAAGCTAAAATTGACCAAACAAAAACTACAAATTTACCTGCTGCCGCACCTCCATTAATACCAGCAGAAAATCTTAATGCAAATACACATCAAAAACAATATAATTCGACAAGTATTAAAGAAGCCAATAAATTAGTTGCACCCTATACTAATAAAACAGATATTGAAAAAACATTAGAAACACACGTTAACAATGCTGTTACTCAAAATTTTACAAAAGAAACAATTAATATTATGGCTCAAACGATTTTAGCAAATCAAGATATGGAAATTAAAATTTCTAATATAGGTGGTAATGTTAGTATTAAAAATGTTAAACAAACAATGAATATTATTTTACGTCAAACATTAAATACAAAAATGAATATTGGTACGGCAATTGTAAATACACTTACTAATACATTGGGTGTAGAAACAGATGATCAAGTAATTCAGAAAAAAGTAAGTCAATCAGGAGTAACCAGTAAAATGGATTTACGCAGTGAACAAGCTGCTACACAAGATTTATCATCTTCTATGAGTTATAAACAAACATTAACTGAAAGTTTTGGTGGTAGTTTGGGATCATGTAATTCTTCTGGTAGTTCAGGTAGTTCTTTTTCAAGTTGTTGTTGTTGCATTATATTATGTGTATTAATTGCAATGTGTGGTGTAGGTGGTTCTATGGGATCACCTGGTGGTGATGAAGGAGAAGGAGAAGAGGAAGGAGAAACAAGTGAATCTGTTCCATCTAAAGTATCTAGTCCAGCAGCTCCAGCTGCTGCTCCTGCAGCAGAAGAAGAACCAGGACCAGTACAAGCAGGTGGATTTTTATCTCTCTTTTTTTAGAACAAGAGTGTATGTATATTTAAAAATATGATTTTGTATTTAAAAATATAATATTAGTATAATTATATTTATGGATTAATTATGGAAGTAATTATTTTGAAGAAAGATTTTAATATTATTAAAGATGAGATAGATAATTCTACAAATCCTACGTGCATTTTATGTGAAAGTGACATATGGGTTGATTATGGAGATGATAAAAGTGGATATGTATATTGTAAAGAATGTTTTGATATTTATTCGTGTTTTTGTTGTAAAAAAATGAATATATCAATATATGGTAAAAAAATAATTATACGGGAATTATATGGTTTAAATTTTAAGCTATTTTGTGGATATTGTTGGTCAAATAAAGATATTTATCATGATTCAGAATTAGATATAATTGAAGAAGTTGATTCAACTAGTTATGAACTAAATGATGATGATTTAGCGGAAGATAATAATTCAGGTAGTGATGAAGAAATGAATAATCATGATTTGTATCATAGTACAAAAGGTAAGTATGATTTATATTAAATAGTAAATTCATAATTTTAATTTATTATTATAAAAATAAATTAAAATTAGGTATCAATAATTATAGTAGTATATAATTATTAGTTATATGTACGTAATAAAGCATTTAACTTTTTAATTATTTCTTTTATATTATCATCATCGTGAAATTGATAAATCTTATCTATTCTTATTTTTAGAGCTGTATAAAAATCAATCTCATGTTTAGTTGTTTCTATTTCTTTTATATCTACAGGTGGTGTAATAGAATTTTTTAGATGAGTTAATTTTGCTAACTCAAAATTAATACCATTTTCATATTCTCCTATTGCTGGAGTCCATAGACGACCAGGGACATTTGATTTTTTTAATTCAGCTTGTAGTAATAATATTTTATTATTTATATCATTATATTTGTATAAATCATTATATCTAGTTTGGTTTTCTTCTATATATTTATTTATTTGTAATAAATTATTTATTTTAGCTAAATCTTGTGCTAATTTTACTATTTCTTCCATTTCATATTTTATTGTATAACATACCTCTTCAAAACTAATTCGATGTTCGTCTGCTGGTAATGTTAATTTTGGCATAGGTGTATAATTTACTAGAGTATCTTGCGTTTTTCTCCATGTACATTGAAATGTGGCTTCTATGGGCGTAGCAATAGCAGAATTAAATTTATCATTACTAATTATTCTAGTATTACGTCCATTATTTGTTAAATGATGATATAATTCAATAATACATTTATCATCTATATCTCTTAAAGTTCTAGGTGGACCATTAAATAAAATAAAATCTATATTATTTCCATCAGGTAATATATTTGTATTTTCGAAACATGTCATTAAAGTGTTAATATTCATTTTACCTACATATATTATAAATGCATTTGGGTTATTAATAATACTTTGTAAAATATAATTTATTCTTTTAATATTTAAATTATTAATTATACGATCATTGGTTATTTTTGGGTCACAACCTTTAGTATGTATGTTATTTATACAAAAATTTGATCCATCTACAATATATATTGTGTCGATGCTATTATTTTCATTAACGGTATTAAATTGGTCTACATTGAACCATTTATACAAATTTTGATAATATGTTTTTATAATATCAAATGTTAATTGTGGTGGTGGTGGTGGTGGTGGTGGTGGTGGTGGTGGTGG